ATCGACATGATCACCCGCAAGTCTCTCGAAATCCTCGAGAACAACTTGGTCATCACACGTAACGTGAACCGCCAGTACGACGATAGCTTCGCTGTCGAAGGCGCGAAAATCGGCTCAACTTTGCGTATCCGTTTGCCCGACCGCGCTTTGGTGACTGACGGCGCCGCCTTGCAAGTGCAAGACGACAACGAACAGTACACAACTTTGACTGTCGCCAACCAAAAGCACATTGGTGTTAACTTCACATCTGCTGAATTGACCATGCAATTGGACGACTTCGCTGAACGTGTGTTGAAGCCTCGTATCAGCCAATTGGCATCTTCTATCGATGCTGACGTGGCTAACGCATACCTTGGCGTTGGTAACACTGTTGGTACTCCTGGTACTACTCCTTCGACTTCTTTGGTCTTGTTGCAAGCCCAACAAAAGTTGAACGAAAACGCAGCTACCATGAGCCCACGTTACGCTACCGTCAACCCAGCTGCTAACGCAGGTTTGGTTGAAGGCATGAAAGGTCTGTTTAACCCAACAGACACTATCAGCAAGCAATTCAAGAATGGCATGATGGGCGAAGGCGTGTTGGGCTTTGATGAGATCAACATGTCTCAATCTATCAAGCAATTCACAACTGGCTCACGTACTGCTACTGGCGGCACTTTGTCTGCTTCTGTGTCTGCACAAGGCGCAACTACTATCGCTATCACTGGCGCTGGTAACGCAGGTACTGTAAAAATCGGCGACGTGTTCACTGTGGCTGGCTGCTATGCTGTCAACCCACAAACTCGTGAATCTACCGGTTCGTTGTTCCAGTTCGTTGCTACTGCAAACGTGACTTTGGACAGCTCTGGTGCCGGTAGCATCACTGTTGCTCCTATCTACACATCGACCAATGCTTTGGCTACCGTGGACAGCTTCCCTGCTTCCGGTTCTGCTGTTGTGTTTGTGGGTGCTGCGTCTACTCAGTACGCTCAAAACTTGGTGTACCACAAAGATGCGATCACCTTCGCTACAGCCGACTTGTTGCTCCCACAAGGCGTGGACATGGCTGCTCGCGCTCAACACAATGGCATCAGCTTGCGTGTGGTTCGCCAATACGACATCAACAACGATCGTATGCCTTGCCGTATCGACGTGTTGTATGGCTACAGCACAATCCGCCCACAAATGGCTGTTCGCCTCTGGGGCTAATCTGAAACGGGGCTTCGGCCCCTTTCTTCGCAAACTCTTTTTTAAGGAAATCTATCATGGCACTCCCAAATGGCGCAGGCGGTTATCAAGTTGGTGACGGCAATCTGAACGAAGTTGAAATTTATGATCAAGGTAACCCAGCTGCTTACGCTGCTGCCGCTACTTTGACTGTTGCTGACATCAGCGCAGGCATCCTGACTTACTCTGGAGCTACTGCTAACTTGCAGTTGCCTTTGGTGTCTGACGTTGAAAACGTCATCACCGTGTCTAAGTCAAACTATGCTTTCACTTTGAGCGTGATTGCAACTGGTGCTGGCACTCCTTCATTGACCACCAACACTGGCTGGACAATTGTTGGTTCTGCTGCAGTTACCAACGGCACTTCTGGCCGTTTTGCTGTTCGCAAAACAGCTAACGGTGCTTGGACTTTGTACCGCTTGTCTTAATAAATAGGGGCTTCGGCCCCTATTTCTAAAGGAAACATCATGTCAAATACCAAAGCTATTGGCGTTGCATATCTGGACCCCGAGTTCAGCACATGCTACGCAACTGAGGAGATTGGCTACGCAGCCGCTGCTCAAGGTGCTGTGACTCAACTGACAAGCAAGTCCACGGCGGTCACGCTGGACAAGTCTTGCGGTCGTATCACAATGAACAACGCTTCTTTGGCTACTGCTACCAACGCTACGTTCACTTTGAACAACGCGCTTCTCAGCGTCAATGACTCTGTTTTGTTGACCATTTCTGGTGGACAAGCTACTCCAGGTTCATACAACGTGTTTGCCAATTCGTTGGCTGCTGGTTCTGTCAGCATCACGTTGCGCAACATTTCAGGCGGCACGTTGTCTGAAGCTGTTGTCATCAACTTTGCCATCATTCACGGTGCGTAAATTAAATGGGGGCTTCGGCTCCCGTTTTTAGGAATATAAATGCCAGTTATCTACATGAAACATGACGTCCACGGCGCTAAAGTGGCAAACATGGAAGAAGAAGCAGTTGCTGACGAGAAAAATGGCTGGGTACGATATACTCTGGATACACCTTCTGAAGAGGTGGCTCCTGTAAACGTGCTGGAAGTCAAACGCCGTAGAAAAGTAGTTACAGAAGAGGCTTAAATATGGCCACATACACAGCTGGCGATCAGATTAACCGAGCCCTGCGTCTGCTGGGTATTCTTGCTGAAGGTGAAACACCTTCCGCGGCCATGTCTCAAGATGCCTTGATGGCCTTGAATCAAATGATTGATTCTTGGAACACCGAGAGCTTGTCTACGTTTGTGACTCAAGACCAAGTGTTTACTTGGCCCGCAGGCTATATCAGCCGAGACTTGGGTCCTTCAGGTGACTTTGTAGGCTTGCGCCCTATCTTGATGGATGATGCTACATACTACGTTGCGCCCAACGGCGTGTCGTACGGCATCAAGTTCATCAACCAACAACAATATGACGGTATCGCCGTCAAAACTGTCACGTCTACTTACCCGCAAGTTTGCTGGGTAAACATGGGCTTTCCTGACGTCACATTGACTGTCTATCCCAAGCCTACACAAGACTTGGTGTGGCACTTGATTTCAGCGCAAGAATTGGATCGTCCAGCCACGCTAGACACGGTAATGTACTACCCACCAGGTTATCTGCGTGCGTTTACGTACAACTTGGCGATGGAGTTTGCGCCTGAGTTTGGCGTTGAGCCTTCGCCTCAAGTTCAGCGCATTGCAATGACTTCTAAGCGTGATTTGAAGCGTATCAACAACCCAGATGACGTGATGGCCATGCCATACGCCATGGTGGCCAACCGCCAACGATTCAACATCTACGCTGGTAACTATTGATGAAATCGCCCATCCTTGGCTCGTCTTATGTGGCCCGCAGCGTCAATGCTGCGGATAACCGCATGGTCAATTTGTACCCCGAGATCATTCCCGAGGGCGGCAAGGAAGCAGCGTTTTTGTCACGTTGCCCAGGTCTGTTGCGCAAAGCAACGATTGGTTCAGGCCCTATTCGCGGGATGTGGCAAACCAAAGGCGTCATGTACGCTGTGTCTGGCACTGAGTTTTACAAAGTACAAGTCTATGGTCGCACACGCCTCAAAGGCACGCTGATTGGTACTGTGACCGGCACTGGCCCTGTGTCCATCACCGACAACGGCACGCAAATCTTTATTGCTTGCAACCCTGACGGCTTTATCTACAACACAAACACAAACGTATTTCAGCAGATTACAGACCCAGATTTCCCTGGCGCGGTAACTGTTGGCTACCTTGATGGCTATTTTGTGTTTAACGAGCCAAACAGTTCACGTGTGTGGACTACTGCGCTCTTGGACGGTTTGTCAATCAATCCTTTGAGCTTTGCCAGTGCTGAAGGCTCGCCTGACTTGTTGATCTCGCTTATTGTCGACCACCAAGAAGCATGGCTGTTCGGTACCAACTCAGTTGAAGTCTGGTATGACGCAGGCACACCCAATTTCCCTTTGCAACGCATCCAAGGGGCTTTTAACGAGCTCGGATGCGCGGCCCCATACTCGGTGGCCAAAATGGACAACGGCATCTTCTGGCTAGGTTCTGATTCGCGTGGACGAGGTATTGTGTACCGTTCAAACGGCTATACAGGCATTCGCATTTCTACGCACGCTATTGAATGGCAAATTCAAGAGTACAGCGACATCTCTGATGCTATTGGCTACACATACCAGCAAGACGGCCATTCGTTCTATGTGCTGATCTTCCCAACTGCGCAAACCACTTGGGTTTACGATGCGGCTACTCAAGCATGGCATGAGCGCGCTGGCTGGGACAACGGATCGTTTGCTCGTCATCGTTCAAACTGTCAATTCGTGTTCGACAATGAAGTGCTGGTCGGCGATTACGCAAACGGCAACATCTATGCGTTTGACTTAAACGTCTACTCAGACAACGGCGGCGTTCAAAAATGGCTACGCTCATGGCGCGCGCTGCCTACGGGCACAAATGACTTAAAACGTAGTGCACATCACAGCTTGCAGATTGACTGTCAGACTGGCGTTGGCCTTGATGTTGGCCAAGGCAGTGATCCACAGCTGATGCTGCGCTGGTCTGATGATGGCGGCCATACATGGTCCAATGAATATTGGATGTCCATGGGCAAAATTGGAGCGTATTTTTACCGCGCTATTCAGCGTCGGCTAGGTATGACATTGAAATTACGCGACCGTGTGTACGAGGTTTCGGGCACAGACCCCGTAAAAATCGCTATCATGGGCGCTCAATTGCATGTAACGCCTACCAATGCCTAGTTCTCAACAAAACGTCACAAACATACCTTCGAATCGCGTCGATTTTATCGACCCGAAGACAGGGTTAGTTTCGCGTGAATGGTATAGGTTTTTCTTAAATCTGTTCAGCTTGGCAGGCTCTGGCGGCAACCAAACATCGCTTGAAGACTTGCAAGTTGGCCCTCCTGCAGGCAGCAGTAGCGGCGGAGGCACAGGCACCGTAACTTCGGTGGACATGACAGTGCCTACAGGATTGGCCGTATCTGGCAATCCTATCACCACAGCAGGCACGTTGGCCGTGACTTATGCGTCTGGGTATGCGATCCCCACGACAGCCAAACAGACTCAATGGGACACCGCCTACACCAATACTTTGCATTGGGACGGCGGGGCAACCAGTCTTGTGGCAGCCACTGGCCGCACATCATTGGGTGGCACAACCGTAGGCCAAAACTTCTTCACGCTGACCAATCCCAGCGCGATCACGTTTGTTCGGATCAACGCTGACAACAGCGTAAGCGCGCTGGATGCGGCTACGTTTCGCACGGCGATCGGCGCAGGCACTGGCAGCGGCACAGTTACCAGCGTCACAGGTACAAGCCCTGTGGTGTCGTCTGGCGGCGCAACGCCAGCTATCAGTTTGGCGTCAGGTTATGGCGACACGCAAAACCCATACGCCAGCAAAACAGCCAACTATGTGTTGGCTGCACCCAACGGATCGGCTGGCGTGCCTACATTCCGAGCTTTGGTGTCGGCTGACATTCCAGCATTAAGCTATGTCAGTTCCATCGGCGTGTCTGCACCAATCACGTCAACAGGAGGGTTAACCCCTACTATTGGCATTACGCAGGCCACCACGTCGACCAACGGCTATCTGAGCTCGACAGACTGGAACACATTTAACGGTAAACAAGCTGCAGGCTCATATTTGACCGCAGTGTCCGTGGCCTCGGCCAACGGTTTTGCTGGCACATCAAGTGGTGGCACAACACCATCGCTGACTTTATCGACCAGCATCACCGGCTTGCTCAAGGGCAACGGCACAGCTATTTCTGCGGCTACCGCAGGCACAGATTATTCGGCAGGCACTTCGTCGCTGGGTACGGGCATATTAAAGTCCACCACCACGACAGGCGCTCTGTCTATCGCGGTAGCGGCTGATTTCCCTACACTTAACCAGAACACTACCGGCACGGCCAGCAACGTCACAGGAACTGTGGCTATTGCCAACGGCGGGTCGGGTCAAACCACCGCACAAGCGGCCATGAACGCGTTTGCTGGTTCGGTCACAAGCGGTTCGTATTTGCGTGGCAATGGCACAAACGTGGTCATGTCGTCCATTCAAGCGGCAGATGTCCCAACGCTAAACCAGAATACCACTGGCACTGCGTCAAACATCACAGCTACAAGCAATTCGACTTTAACAACCTTGAGCGCGTTGAGTCTGCCAGGCTCTCAAGTGTCTGGCAACATTTCGGGCAACGCCGCCAACGTCACAGGAACTGTGGCTGTGGCCAACGGTGGCACTGGCCTGACAAGTCTGACCGCCAACTACATTCCCTACGGTAATGGAACTGGCGCGTATAGCTCAAGCTCACAACTTCAGTACAACGGCACATATCTGCTGGTTGGCGCGGCGGCGGCCTTGGGCGGCCTTACAAACCCCGTGGCTGCGTTTACCGGCAACCCTGGCACGACCAACTACGTTCAGACCTACGTCTATAACTCCCAGAACGGCATCAGCTCATCGGCTGACTTGGTTGCATATGCCAACAACAGCACTGACGCTCACGGCTGGGCTGACATGGGCTTTACAAGCCAAACGTACGCCGACGCAACTTATACCGTTACGGGCGCCAATGAAGCCTATTTGTTTGGCTCTGCGCCATCTGGCGCAGGCGCGTCAGGCAACTTGGTCTACGCTACTGATTCGACTGGCTCAACAAACGCGCATCAGTTCTATGTGGGCGGCTTTACTCAAGCCAAATCTGCATGGCGTGCACAGATTACATCAACGCTGTTCCAGACCAAAGGTTCGCACCAATTCATGGGCAGCACATCTGGCTATGTCGGCTTGCAAGCGGCCGCTGTGGCTGGCTCTACAACCTACACATTACCCTCAGCCGATGGTACGACTGGTCAAGCCTTAACGACAAACGGCTCAGGCACATTGTCATGGTCTACGCCATCGGGTAGCAGCAACATTACGTCTCAAGGTTTGTGGGAGAATAGCGCCACAATCTCATCCAATTACACGATCACATCAGGTAATAACGCCATGTCAGCAGGCAAAATAACCATTGCGTCTGGCGCTAAAGTAACTGTACCTTCTGGCTCACGTTGGGTTATCTTATGACTGTCACTGCAAAAAACCTTGTGCCCGCTAAGTTTGTCGAGAATGCTCAGACGACGCAGTACACCGTGCCGCTTACTATTACGTCCACGATCATTGACAAGTTCACTTGCACGAATATCAGCGGTTCATCAGCTACAGTCAGCATCAACGTAGTGACTACGCCTGACTCAGCAGCAGACAAGAATTTGATAACCAAAACATACACTTTGGCGCCGTCCAACGTCTACACGTTCCCTGAACTTGTGGGCCAAATCTTACAAACATCTGACTTCATTTCAGCTGTAGCCAGCGCAGCTAACGCGATCAACATTCGTGTTAGCGGTCGGGAGATTTCATGAGCTTTATTGAACCTGAAGTCAATCATCATTTCGGCGGCGGTGTGTACGCCAAAGAGACCTTTATTCCCGCAGACAAATGGTTGGTGCAGCATACTCACAAGCATGATCATTTGTCTGTGTTGGCCAAAGGCTCAATTGAGCTGATCGTTGATGGTCAAAAGTCAATAATTAATGCGCCTGCATGCTTAACTATTGCAGCAGGCAAGCATCACGGCGTAAAATCTCTCACAGACGTAGTTTGGTATTGCATTCACGCAACAGATTGCACTGATGAACATGAAGTCGATGAAGTAATTATTGCTGACATCGATCCAGAACAAGTGCGTGAAATAGCTCATTGTTTGAGCGAAGGAGTTTAATATGGCATGGATGACAGGCGCCGCGATTATCGGTAGTTCACTTATTGGCTCTAACGCAGCAAGTAATGCTGGCGCAGATCAAGCTGCGGCATCTAGCCATGCGGCTGATTTGCAAAACCAACAGTATCAGCAAACACGCCAAGATCAAATGCCTTGGCTGCAAGCTGGCGCCAGCGCGCTATCTAAGCTAACTCCTTTAGCTGAAAACTACACGCCGTTTGACTACAACGCGATGACTGCGGACCCAGGGTACGCATTCCGTTTGTCTGAAGGCCAAAAGGCTTTGGATAGCCAAGCAGCCGCACGCGGCGGTTTGATTTCAGGTAACGCTCTTCGCGCTGCTGTGGGCTACGGCCAAGACATGGGCTCGCAGGAATACCAAAACGCATTTAACCGCTATCAGTCTCAGCGCGCAGCTCAACTGGCACCTTTGCAATCGTTGGCTGGCGTTGGCCAAACAACAGCGGCTAACCTTGGTGCGGCGGGGCAAACTGCAGCGTCAACAGCTGGCAACTACTTAACTAGCGGCGCGGCAGCTAATGCAGCAGGGCAAGTCGGTGCAGCCAACGCATATTCAAACGGTTTGGGTACGTATCTGAACTACAACCAAGGCAACAACTTAGTTAGCGCGCTAAACCAGAATAACCTTATGTCTGGGCTGCAAACGCCTGGCGGCATTGCTAACTACTTCAACGCAGGAAAATAATCATGGCCGTTGATCCATCCATTGCTCTTGGCGTCAAACCGCTTGAAGTAGCAAACCCTTTTACGCAGTACGCTCAAGTCGCGCAGCTTCAAGGTGTGCAACAAGCCAATCAGCTCAACCAAATGAAAATGGAAGAGTATGGCCGCGCGCGCCAAGAAGAAGACAGCATTCGTAACTACTTGGCTAACAAAGAACTAGGCGCTCCAGAAACGCGTAATGGGCTGATGCAGTTTGGTAAAACTGGTCTTGAATACAGCAAACTGATGTCTGAGCAAGATAAAGCCCGCGCTGATATTCAAGAGAAGCAAATGAAAATCGCGGCTGACAAAACAGCTATGTTTAAAGACGCGCTTGCCGATGTAAATACACCGCAACAAGCGGCTGCTTGGATTGCTGCGCAACATCAAGATTCTGATTTAAAGCCAATCGTCAGCTCGATGCGCCCGCTTGATCAAGCATTAGCTGCTATCCCTACAGACCCTAAAGGGTTTGCAGATTGGAAAGCTAAAAATGCTTTGGGCATGAGCAAGTTTATCGAACGCAGCACAATGACTGCAAGCGAAAAAGCCAACTTAGGTGTGGCGCAAGGTCATCTGCAATTGGCTCGCGAAACTGCAGCTAAACCTGTTTGGAACGAAGCTGGTCAAGGTTGGGTCACGCCACCCAACGCCAACAACCCAACCGGCGGCTTTACGCCAGTGCCTGAAATTCAAGCAACTAAAGATCAACGCTCTGCAGTTAAAGCATTGAAGACCGCAGGTTACAACGTCGAAACAGGCGAAGACGAAATTTCCAAGTTGATTAAAAAATCGACTGGTGGTTTGGCGGAGCAAGGACTGTCAGCAGCTGCCGGCATGTTCAACTACACAACTTCTGGTCGTGAAGCAATTGGCCGACTGCAAGCGCGTGCCAACCAGATTTCGCTTGATATGCTTAATGGCAAACTTGGTGCTGGTATTTCTAACGACGACCGCAACTTTATTGTCAGCACTTTGGGTAGCGTTGCTGACCCAAGCATTCCATCTGATCAACGTATGGCCGCGTGGGACGAGGCTAAGAAGCGTATGGTAACGTCTGGTCTGTTGCCCGAGCCAAAGAAAGCACCAGCAGCAGCTGGCGCGGGCGAAGTCGACCACAGCAACCCATTACTGAAACCATAAGGGATCAACATGGCTGATTTATCCAGCATCCTGACTGACCCTAACTATGTCAACGCAAACGCTGCCACCAAGCAAGCGATCTTTGATAAATTTTCAGCCAATGACGCAAACTTTACCAAAGCCAACGCAGCCACACAGGATGCTATCCGTGCAAAGTTTGGAGTAACCGCTGAACCATCAACGTACTCAAAAGTTCGTGAGTTTGTCACGCCTACTGTTGAAGCGCTTGGCGCTGTCGGTGGTGGTGCGTTAGGCTCAATGGCGGGGCCTGCAGGAACTGTGGCCGGCGCTGGTTTAGGCTACGCAGGCGCTAAAGAACTGCTGAAGCTCGCTGATACTGTCGCAGGTGAAGGCGGACCTAAAGAAAGCATGGCTCAAGCGGGTTTGCGTCAAGCCAAAACCGCGCTTGAAGGCGCGACTATGGAAGCCGGCGGGCAAGCTGTTGGCAAAGCGCTTGGCTACGTGGGTGGCAAGATCGCAGATTTGCGTCAAATCCCACAGCAAAAAGCCGCTGAGATTGCCCGTAATGCTTTAGGCCCTGATCTGGCCGCGGTTAAAAATGCCTTGGCGCGCGCGCCGTCTGACATAACTGCTGCTCAAGCCACAGCTGAAATCAATAGCCCGACATGGCAAGCCTTGTTGGACCGCGCCAGTAAACGTGACCCACGGTTTATGGAAGCGCTTAAAGATTCGCAAGGTGAAGTATCGCTTAACGCGTTGGCCAAATTGGCCGGCGGTTCAACAGCTACCGAAGTGCGCGCAGGCGCTGAAACTACAAAAGCCAACATTAACCGAGTGCTTGAGCCGGTCAAAGAAAGCGCGCTTAAACGCGCCAATCTTGGTCAAACAACAGCGCAGTACGCTAACGAGGCTGAACGCTTGGCTGCTGAAGCTGGCCAAAAAGTTCAAGACGTTCGCCGCTTTGAAGCCGCCAAACCTCGCGCTGAAGCGATTGCCCGCACTGCATTGATCGAAAAAGGTCAGCCAGTCGGTGCGGCTAAGTACACATATGTAGGTGGTGATCTGCCAGCGTTAGCCGAACAAGCATCAGCTGAGGCTGCGCAAGGCTCGTTGCAAGCGGGTGCTGAGTCACGCTTTAACCAACTGGCATCTGATGCTTTGCGTAAGTCAGGCATCAAACCGCTTGAAACGCAATCACTCGTAAGCAGCCTGCAGAACGTAGCGAAAAACCCTGAGTTTGCGGGTAACGATATTGTTGAAGGCGCGCTTAAAAATGTAGCGCAAGACATTTCCAAATGGACAAAAAATGGCATCATTGATGCGCAAGCGCTTGATGCCATCCGTAAGAACTCAGTTAACGCTGCGATCGAACAGCTGCGCCCTGGCGCGGATGCCAGCACACAGAAAAACTTGGCTGCCAGTGTGCTTGACAAAGTGCGTCCTGCAATCATTGACGCCATCGAAAGCGCTGGCGGCACTGGCTATCGTGAATACTTGGGCAACTACACCAAAGCCATGCAAGGGATTGCGCAGAAGAAACTTGGTGGCGAAGCGCTAGATTTGTACAAAACAAATCCAGACGCATTTGTAAAGCTAGTGCAAGGGGAATCGCCTGACGCCGTAGAAAAAGTGTTGGGCAAAGGCAAATACGACATTGCCAAAGAAGTCAGCGACAACATGTTGTCTACGCTTCAAGAACAAGCGGCTAAAGTTGTGCGCAATACAAAAGTATCTACGCAAGCTGCCGCTGGCCAAGATGCGCTTAAAGAGTTGTTGTTGCAGCAGATTTCTAAGGTGCGCATTCCGTCGTATTTGAGCGCGGTAGCGTCCACCACCAACAAGGCGTTGCAAATTTTGGAAGACCGTATTGGTACGCGCACAATGGACGTGCTGACTAAGGCGTCTCAAACACCTGAAGGCGCAACTGAACTGCTCAATACGTTGCCAGGCGCCGAACGCTCTCGTGTCATGAAGTTGCTGTCTAACCCTCAAGATTGGACGCCAGGCGTGGCCGCAACAGCAGTTAACGCTTTGGCCCCAAAACAAGATAGACCTAAGAACGCGTTGCGGATAGAATTAACCGGCAAGGAATAAAGATGGCATCACTATCACCCACCCCCAAGCTACAGTTCTTCGGCACTGACGGGCTGCCGCTTGTCGGCGGTAAGCTGTACACGTACGCCGCGGGCACTACAACGCCTTTGGCGACGTATACCGACTACACAGGCAATACGCAAAACACCAACCCAGTCATCTTGGACTCCAACGGTGAAGCCGATGTGTGGTTGCCCAATACGACCAACTACAAGTACGTCTTAAAAACATCCACCGACACGCTGCTGTACACGGTCGATTACGTTTCCGTACCGCTGACATCGACCTCCTTTGCTTCACCGCCTCCGATCGGTAGTGGCACACCTAACGCAGGCACGTTTACAACTTTGAACGTCACTAGCACAGCGATATTTGAAAGCACGGCTGACTTTACGGACGCAGTGACTTTCTCAGGCACAGGCGCTGTCAAAATTAACACGGGCACGACTGCTCAACGCCCTGCCTCTCCAGTAGACGGCGACATTCGCTACAACACCACCACGCTTAAATATGAAGGCTACGCCAACAGCGCTTGGGGCCAGCTGGGTGGGGGCGCAACAGGCGGCGGTGCAGATCAGGTCTTCAATCTGAACGGTCAAACCGTCAACACAAGCTACACTATCCCCACAAGTTTCAACGCTAACACCGTTGGGCCAATCACAATTGCAAGCGGCAACGCCGTAACTGTTCCATCGCGTAGCCGTTGGGTTATTCTTTAAGGAAATAATATGTCAAGTGTAGTTCTATCAGGCGACACAAGCGGTACGGTAACTGTTACCGTTCCTGCTGTTGCTGGTTCTAATACCGTCACTGTCCCCGCAGTTACTGGAAATGTGCTGGTTTCTACTGCTGTTTCAAGTTCTGTTTTATCAACAGTAACAAATAAAATTGCCATAAACATTGGCGGCACTGTTTATTATCTTTTGGCTTCTACATCTGGAACTTAATCATGCCTACCAAAATCATAGTAGACCTTGCTACTGGTCAAACAACTGAATTTGAATTAGTCGGTGAAGAACTAGCAGCATATGATGCTTCGTTGGCTCAACAAGCTGCCGAGGCTGCTGCTCAACAAGAAACCCCTGCACCAACAGAAGGTGAATAATGTCCACACTTATTAACGCATCAACATCGGCTGGTTTAATCCAGACCGCAGACACCAGTGGAACGCTGGAACTGCAAAGCAACGGAACTACACAGCTAACCGTGTCTTCTACTGGCGCTTATGGTCAGTTAAAGTCGGGTACTGCTCAAGCGTCTACTTCAGGTACTAGCATTGACTTTACAGGCATCCCATCTTGGGTAAAGCGTATTACTGTAATGTTTAGCGCAGTATCAACTAATGGAACAAGTTTACCGCAAATTCAACTTGGTACTTCAGGCGGTGTTGAAACAACAGGCTATGTCGGCACTCTTTCAAGTTATTCCGGCGTGGCAAATTCCAATAGCACCACCGGCATCTTGGCTAATTGCGCTAACAATGCTTCGTATACTCTTTCTGGAATTATTACGATTACGTCTCTGGGTTCTAATCTTTGGGTTGCTTCTATTGTTGTGACAACAGACCCTGCTGTGGGTAACTTTTCGTCTGTTGGCGCAGCTAGAAAAACACTTTCAGGCACTCTTGACCGTGTACGAATCACCACAGTCAACGGCACAGACACCTTTGACGCTGGTTCAATCAACATCATGTACGAAGGTTAATCATGGCATTAGTTCTAAGTGGCGATTCGCCTTCAATCTCTGGCACATACCAAGGTGGTGTGATTACTTCTGGCACAGCCGTAGCAAGCACATCTGGCACATCAATCGACTTTACGTCTATCCCTTCGTGGGTGAAGCGCATCACCGTGATGTTTAACGGCGTGTCTACTAGCGGTTCCTCACTAACTCAAATTCAAATTGGAGCTGGTTCTGTTCAGACAAGTGGTTACACAGGAACTTATTCACAAGCTCAAGCTACCGCAAACTCTTTGGCAAACTTATCTGCTGGATTTATCTTTGATGCCGCCGCATCTGGTTCTGCTGTTAGAAACGGTTTTGTAATTTTGAGTTTATTAGATTCAGCAACTGGAATTTGGACTGCATCTGGTCAATCTGGTCGTTCTGATTCAGCGTTGTTTACTATTGTTGCAGGCGTCAAATCATTATCAGGAACTCTTGATCGTGTCCGTATTACCACGGTAAACGGAACAGACACCTTTGATGCTGGTTCAATCAACATTCTTTACGAATAAACCCATGGCTACTATAGATGCAACAGAGGCTCGTTTATCAACACATGAAGAAATTTGTGCGCTGAGATATGAAAAGATCAACGAGTCATTGGAGACAGGCGAAAAGCGCATGACCAAGATCGAATATCTTTTGTACGCCGTGATCGCGGCTGTGCTTTTAGGCCCAGGCGTCGCGGCTGAGTTTCTTAAAAAGCTCATAGGCTTATGATGTGGACCCAATCAGTCTTCTCCTCATGGCGCAAAGTGCCGTCAGTGCTATCCGCGCTGGCTGCCAGATGCTCAGTGAAGGTAAGGCTGAAATTGGCAAGTTTAAAAAGCAAGTTGAAGGCGGCGTGGCAGACGCTAAAGCCATCTTCAAAGAAGTCACAGGGCTCTGGGGCTGGATTACAGGGCTCTTTGGACCAACTCCAAAACCATCTGCACCAGTACTTCCAAGCACGCCAGCAGCTGTTGACGCACCTAAAGCAAAAGCAACCCCTGAACCAGAGTTAAGTTACGAGGGGTTCCAAGCGCGCGCGGTTCACGACATCTGCGAGAATCTGAAGGTTTACTTTGAAGCCATGAGGCATCTCAAGGCGCATTGTCGAGAACTTGAAGAAGAAGCGTTGACGACAGAAAAGGTGGCCGACAGCGCGATTGATCGCATCGAGATGCAGTGGCAAATGAGTCAGCTGTCAGCTCAACTGAAGCAGGCCATGATCTATGGAACGCCTGAAGAGCTTGGGCTTGGCGCGATGTACCAAGAGTTTCTTGCAAAGTATGACGAGATTTTGGAGGAGCAAGAAGTTGCTCGCGGTATCAGACTGAGAAAAGAACGGAACAGCGAATGGCGACTAGAACACCGCAGAGAAATCCTAGTAGCCAAACTGATCTACGTAATAGCAGTGACAATGGGGCTGCTAGAGGTGATGGGACTGTATTTCACTCTATGAAGGAGTTTTGGTTCTGGGCCGCTATAGTCACACTGATTATCTTTTGCCTGATGGGCCTATCGTTTGCGATAATCCACGTCGAGAAGCAGCTCAAAAAAGTAGACGCGCTCATGTTGCGGCTAGAGGAAAAGGAAAAGAAACGTGAAAAAACTCGCATTGATCCTGTTGACGGTGATTAGCTTGGTAGCGTGCGATGAGCGCTTCCGCTATTATTGTCAAGACCCCGAGAACTGGTCAGCGAAGCGATGCCAGCGACCAGCTTGTCAGTTCACGCAAGACTGCCCTGATTACCTTGTAGCACCTGTATTGGAGAAAACAAATGCACCAGCACCCGCCGCGTCTTCTGAGCGCTGAAGAGATCGAGGTCCGCGTCTGGGCCGCGGTCGTCATCATCGTGACGATCATTCTCGCTGGCATCGTCATGTTCATGCTCTACAGCTTGGCATACGTCACCCAGCCTTTGAAAGCCATGGCGCCTATGGACCAAGCCTTTGCCAAAATGCTCAACGACATCGTGTTGTTGATCGTGGGCGGCATTGGTGGCGTGATGTCCAAGAAGGGCGTCCAAAGCCTATCTGAACGCATTGCAGCGCCCCCACAGCCCCAAGCCGTAGCGCCTAGTGTTAGCCCCGCGCCTACGGCTTCATCGGGCTTTGATTTTCTAAACTTCAAGAACCCAGAGTTTGACGAGACATGGCGCGCGCCTCCGCCGCCCACGACGCCTGCCGACTATATCGACCCTGCGGTTGAGGACATTGCAAATGAACGAGCAGCCGCCAAACTGGAGTCAGCCTGATGCCGAGTCCCTCAATGATCCTAGCGGCTATCGTTGTCGCTTTCAGTGCATATTTGTACGGCCACCATGCTGGCTATGTGCAAAAGGAGACGGAGGACGCGCTGGAGATCGCCCGTCTGAACACCGAGATGAACCAAAAGAAGGATGAACAAGATGCCAAAGATGTCGCTGTTAAGCAAGAGTTTGAAACTAAGTTGTCTGGGATTTTGTCTTCTCGCCCAAGGCTGTACGTCCCCATCACCACCACGGGTGGCTGTGCCGGTAATGCCAATAGCCAAGCGCGAGCCGAACTTGACGGACAGACTGCTGAAGACCTTATCAAGCTCGTCGCCGAAGGAGACCGCGCCATCATCGACCTCAACTCCTGCATCGACCGCTACAACCAAGTAAGGGACACGCTCAATGGTCAACGCTGAACAACTGCAAAAGCTGCACATCGGTCTGGAGTGGGTGCCAGCGCTTAACGACACGTTTGCGCGTTGGGGCATCGCCACGCCACGCCAGCAGGCGGCGTTTATTGGCCAGTGCGGCCATGAATGCGGCAACTTTCGGATCTTGGAAGAAAACCTGAACTATCGTGCAGCTACGCTGATGAAGCTGTGGCCCAAGCGTTTTCCAACACTCGACATTGCGAATCAGTATGCAGGCAACCTCAAGAAAATCGCCAATAACGTCTACGCTAACCGCATGGGCAATCGCGACGAGTCTAGTGGTGATGGCTATAGGTTTAGGGGTCGTGGTTGCATTCAGCTTACTGGCTATTCAAATTACTTTCACGCTGGGCAGGCTTTGGGCTTGGACTTCGGCGCGAATCCAGACCTGGTGGCCACAGTGCAGTACGCTGCTCTGACCGCGGGTTGGTTCTGGGCCACCCACGGATGCAATCAATTGGCTGAAGCATCCGATTGGGTGGGGCTGACCAAGAAGATCAACGGTGGCACGATCGGCTTAGACGAGCGCATCCGCCATACTAACGAAGTTCTTGCGCTTTTATAAGATCACGGTACGCCTTGATGGCGTCCTTGAGATCGCAATTAAGCTGCTGGATCAGGTCTTCCTGCTCTTGCAGCTTCAAATATGCGTCGGTGGCGAACTTATCCAAGTTTTCGCGGGTCCAAGTCTTAAATTCAGGCATTCTTTTTCTCCAGTTCAATGAGTAGTTCAACGTAATGTTTGGCTTTTTCAAGGTCGGCTAGACCGCCTTTCTTGCGCCAGCGGCTGATGTACTTGACGACGTTGCCCTCGAAGTACCCCAGCGCGTTAGCGTGGATAAACTCCACGGGCTGTATAGGCATGTCTTTGTAATGATTGCCAGCGACTTGTTTGTCGAGCGCTTTCTCGATTGTTTGACAGTCAATCATTTTTCTCACCATGGCCTGATGTGGAGATGGACGCGCACAGGTTTGGCGTTGACGATGGGAATCCAATCGATCACTTTTTGTGCTTCTGCTTTGGTTGAGAACAAACGGAACTCGCCGTGTTCGTCTTTTGCGTAGTTGTTCACGCGGTGTTGAATCGCCCATTTTAGGGCCATGATGTCTTTCATTTCACACTCCTTGCTCTTTTGTGCGTTACTTCTTCTTGAACAATATCCATCGCGCGCTCTAGCTCAACAATCGTGCAGACGTCTAATTGAGCGTCGTGTACTTCCATGGCTAAGTTGAGCGCTGTCAGCTCTTGCGGCTTTAAGATAAACCTGTCTCGTCTGGCCACGGCCAGCAAAGCGTCTTGGCCAGCCCGCAGCTCTTCGCTGTACTCACGGCCTATGTTGAGCCTGATCAACCCCTCTGCGACGTTGTACGCCCCAATCAAGATGTCAATCGTCTCTCGGTCTGCTTTGCCCAAGCGCAGCTTGTCTAGCGCGTCGTGATTCTTGATGCGCAAGGTGACGCCGTAAGGCACGTTAGCGAACGGTCGGATGCCAGTTAAGACGTACGAGATAACGTCAGTCTTTATTGGTTTTGGTCGATACTTTTTTCGCATAGCCTGCTTTGCTGTAAACGTGGAATGGTCTGACTGCGATCATCTCGTTGTGGATTTCAGTCATCGTCATCTCGCGCTCTCGTTTGCGGATGCCGTGAACAAAGCCATGCGTTGGTTTGGTCTTGCGGACTTTCTCAACATGCTTGGTCAGTGTCTCAGCGGCAGCTCGGCGCGCGTCGTGCGTACGAAACGCATCCATGAACTTAGGCTCATGCGTGGCCATGTAGTCTTTGTGAAAAGCGTTAATCAATGTGGTCCTCCAAGAACGCCAGCGCGGTGACGTAGGCGATCAAAACGGCGATGGTGATACCCGCGCCGACGCCTATGATCAGGCATATCAGGGCGATGTTGGCGATGTCGTCAAGCAGCATGATTTGTGTACGCGGTGAGGCGTTTGATTCGGTCTGAGTGATAGTCAACCATGCGCTTGTAGTAGTCCTGCGCTGATTGGCTGCGTAACAGTTCGCGTTTGGCTTCTTCTAGCTCTCGCAACGCCAACACGTCGGCGCTGGGCACGCGAAAATAGACTTGTAGTTTTTCGATCATTTTGTTGCTTCCTTTAATAGTTCTAAGCGCTCGCGAGCGACGCGCAGTGTGTTGTAGCGTTGATGCAGGCGCTCGAGAATGGTGACCCTGCGCTGTCCAACACGTTCGTCATTCAGCATCTGCAAGACTTCTGCTTCGGTCTTGCTGCTCAAGGTGTGGTTAATGCTTCGCCAAGTAGACATTTATTTTCTGCTCCAGTTGTTTAATTGTTTGAAAAGTTTTTCGTAAGTGCCGTTCAGCTGCATTGAACTGGCGTTGCCGCATCGGCATCTCAGCCTTCGCGGCTTTGAGCTTTTGTTTGTAAAGTTCTAGCCGCGTCATATGTTCTTCTCCTTGAGTTTGGCTTCGATAGCTTTACACAATCCTTCCGTGTGCATCCATGTTCTGCTTTGCATAACTTGAGTCCTTTCCTCATCTGTCAGCTCAATCCATGTGCGTTGTTGTGGTGTGGTGTAGAGAGGCGTATGTGGTGGATGCCAGTTTTCACTTGGTAATTTTTTATATAAGTCACCATCTCTGTCCATCCACGCCACAGGCTCACCCACGCTAACGCTCTGCTCTACGCACTTTGTGCTTTGTTTGGCTAGTTTTTTACCGTCATACAAGCCACTCATATAGGCAATCATTAAGTCATCAGGCTCACCCTGCTCTTGCTTGGATAGTGCTTCTTCTACAACTTTGTAAGCCTGAACAACAAAACGCGCCTCATCACTATCCCAAACGTGCGCTCTAGTTCCGCCATAAGGCGTTAAAACATACTCCAGTGCCTCAAGCAACAGATTTAATGTTTCTTTACTCATTTCAATTCCTCCATTGCAATTTCAGATATGGCGCGCTTGTCATGCAACGCCGCCCAGATTTTCTCGTCGACTGTTTTCTCGGTCATCAGTATGTAGACCCACACGTCATGCCGCTGGCCGCTACGATGCAGGCGCCCGACTGTCTGTTCAAACAATTCGAGCGACCAGGGCAAGGACACGAAGACCATGCGGCATCCACCGTGCTGGAGGTTGAGCCCGTGGCCGGCTGACTTGGGGTGGACCAAAAGAAGTTCGACCTCGCCTTTGTTCCATCGCTCGATCGCGCGGTCGTCATCGAGGGTGACCGCGTGTTTGTATCGGCGTCTAAGCTCGGCCAACTCCTCTTTGTAGTTGTACGCGATGATCGTGTTGGCATGTTGGTTTTCCTCCAATAGGTCGTTAAGTAAATCAAACTTGTGGTCGCTAAACCAGATCGGGGTTTGTTCCATATTAAATCGACCATACTCTTCGCTGGCCGACACTTGCGTGTCGTACACGAAGCCACTGGCCATCTGTTGCAGCTTGCCCGTCACGACAGCAGCGTTGAGGGCTGTCACGCCCAACGCCACAAAGTCGGACTTCATCTTCTCGTAGGGCTCGCGGTCGCTGAACTTGCAGCGCATCTCGACGTGGTGGCACGGCGGCAGCTTGTCGGCGTATTCGCCAGCGTCCAGCACGAACGTCGCAGGCTTGATGCGGTCCATGATCATCGGCAGCGACGAGGCACGCGGTGCCCATTCGCCGAAATCTTTGTTGACCAACACGAAGTACTGTTGCATGAACGCACCCTTGCTGCGGCCCAACAGCGACTCGTCGATGATCTTGCATTGGCCAAAGACGTCTTCAAGGCCGTTCGATGTGAACGAACCAGTCAGGCCCCAACGCACTGGCAGGTCGATGACTTTGGCCAATGCCTTAAAACGCGTTCCTGATGGGTTCTTTAGCTTGGTTAGCTCATCAAACACAATGCCGGCAAAGGTGCCAAGGCTCTGCTGTGCAAGCCACTGCAGGTTGTCGTAGTTCGTCACCACCACGTTGGCGTTGCTCTCCAGCGCTTTTAGTCGTTGCGCTGGTGTGCCCACGGCCACAGCGACCTTGAGCTCGGGCGCCCACTTCGGCGCCTCGACTGGCCACACGTCGGTACAGACGCGTTTGGGTGCAATGACCAGCCAACGCGCCACGATGCCGTCCTTGACCATGTCTCGCATAGCAGTCAGCGTGATGGCTGTCTTGCCAGCACCGACTGGCGCCAAGATCATGGCGCGGTCGTGCTCGTACAAAAAGTCAGCAGCTGTCTCTTGATAGGGTCGGAGTTTCACTCTTCACCTCTTGACCGAATAATGTCAGCCATAGTACATTCCCCATTTGCATCTGTAGGGGTAAACTTTTCACATAATCTTGCACACGCTTCTCGTTCTTTAGCTGCTACCAGTTTGGCAAAGGCTTCAAGATCAAAGTTTTCAAACATATAAATGCCTCGTTCTTCAATATCGTCATATCCAGCTTGTCTAGCCATTTCTTTTAGACCATTCATCAACTTGTTCCTTAGTCCATAAACATGCGTATCGTTGGTTGAGGGCTTGCACCTCTTGCGCGAACAGCTCTTGTAGTTTGCTGAGTCGTCCACCCTTCGTCTTCAACTCCACAAACCACGTCGTGCCGTCGGGCATACACGCGATCCTGTCAGCGACGCCTTTGCGCCCTGGACTGGTGAATTTGTACGTCTTGCCCCCAGCGCGCTCAACAACCCAGCAGAAGTGACGCTCTACTTCACTCTCCCGCACGGAAATGTCTCCACAAATTGTGCTTTTCAACAAACGGCCACCAAGTCAATGGCGAACGGCTATTGACGCAAATGATCATCAAGTGCAATAGATGCGCCAACTCGATAGGCGTTATGTCATCCTGCGGTGCGTACACATGCTTGGTTTTGTCTTTATCAATAAAGGTCATGTCGCCGATCGGTACTTCAAATTTAATGTATTCCATGTTGTTTACTCCTTTGCCTGAATAATATCATGAAAAAAGTTCTTGACGACATTTATTTTGTGCTACACTGCAATTTCTTTAAACGAAAGGACAGTATGCTTCACTCAAATATCGTCGGCGGTTCAACCGCAAAGCGCGTCATCAACTGCCCAGGCTCTGTGGCTTTGGTGCAGAAGATGCCACCCAAGCCATCAAGCGAACACGCAGACCGCGGCACACTGCTGCACAACGTCATCGCCGAGCATCTCGAAGGCAAGACATGGACGCTCGGCCTCAAGTACGAGACCCAAGTTCTCACACAGGAGTTAGTAGATGAAAAACTCTTACCAGCGTTACGCGCGCTTGATGAAGTGGACCCTACGCAAAACATGGTGTACGAAGTCGAAACCCGCGTGGGCTTTGGCGATCTGCTGCCTGGCGTATTCGGGTCAACAGATCTTATTGGTCGGGTTGGAAACCGTGCCATCGTTTTGGATTGGAAATTCGGCGATGGTGTTGTGGTTGACGCAGTAGAAAACCCACAGCTGATGTTTTACGCAGCTGCTGCCATGCGTACCGAAGAAGCCAAGTGGGCGTTCGATGGCGCTGAAGAGATCGAGCTGATCATCGTGCAGCCGCCTATGACACGCCGCTGGGTGACGACCAAAGAACGCATTGCTGCGTTTGAACTTGAGTTGGTATCTGCAGTCAAGCAGGCACAGCAACCCAACGCCAAACTGATGTCAGGTGATCACTGTCGTTGGTGCAACGCCAAGTCGATCTGCCCCGTGATGAACGGCGCTGTGGACCGCGCACTGAATTACAAACTGGAAAACTTGCCAATCGATTTACCACAACTTTTGCAAAGCGCTGACTTGTTGGAGCAGTGGCTGAAAGATATTCGTGGCCTCGCGCATCAAGTGCTCGAAAAGGGTGGTAAAGTGCCAGGCTACAAGTTGGTTGCAAAGCGCTCAACACGTCAGTGGGCTGACGAGAAGGCCGCTGTTGAGTTCCTTGGTGACAAGGCGTTCAAGCAAGAGTTGGTTTCACCAGCACAAGCTGAGAAACTGCTTAAAACCAAATTACCTGCGGAGCTGGTTGTTTCCATCTCTTCGGGCAATACGATGGCAAGTGAGGATGATCCTCGTCCTGCCGTCGTCCTCATCGGGCAGCAATTAACGGCTGCTCTCAATAAACTGCAATAAAGGAAAATATGTCATTCGCTCTCGCAAACCTCCCTCCCGTTACCAGCCTCTCCACCGCGTTGCGTGCTCTTGAAGCCGAAACCGGACCTGCTGGCGTTGTGATTCTGAAGATGGACAAAACCGGCCACTGGGTGTTCGGCGCTGACCAAACTGAAGTTGAAGCTGACGCCACATGGGCCATCAACCCTTTCTCATTCATCCACGGCTTTATTGCTTGGGGTGATGGTGATGTGTTGGGTGAGAAGATGGTGTCAGTGTCCGCGCCTCTGCCAGAAATGGAAGCTGCGCCAGCTGGTGCCAAGCGTGGTTGGGAAACCCAAGTTGGTATGTCTCTCAAGTGTTTGTCTGGTGAAGACAAGGACATGGAAGCACGCTTTTCGTCTACTTCGGTAGGCGGCAAACGCGCAGTCCAGACCTTGGCTGTGGCCATCGCAAATCAAGTCGAGGCAGACCAAACCAAGCCCGTGCCTGTCGTGCGTCTGAAGAAAGACCACTATGCGCACAAGTCCTACGGCAAGATCTACACGCCAGTGTTTGAGATTGTCGAGTGGGTTGGCATGGACGGCGCAGCTGATGAAGCCGCACCGCAAATTGAAGAAGCTCCAGCTGGCCGTCGTCGTCGCGCGACTGTCTAAGTAGCTTTTTTCTGATGCCCTCTGGTCCGGCCCAGAGGGCATTGGAAAGATGTTAAGATGACATCGTGCTTGGCGGCACATTCAAGGTAAGCCCTAGTCTGCATTCTGCTCGCACCTTGCGAGTCCGCCAACGCCTCACGGCGAGAATGCAGTCTAGGGCTTTTTTAATGGTGGTTGTATGACCGAAGTTTGGAAAGCTGTTCCTGGATACGAAGGACAGTACGAAGTAAGTGACCAAGGCCGCGTTCGATCGTTTCGACGCAATTCACAAGGTCATATTCTTAAACCTGGGCGTATGCCCGCCGGTCATTTAAGCGTTGCGCTTGGGCGCAGAAACAGCCAATGCGTCCATAAGTTGGTTTTGCTGGCGTTTGTAGGCGCCGCGCCTGAACGCCATGAGTGCCTTCATATAAACGGGGTGCCAGATGACAACCGACTACCTAATCTGCGTTGGGGCACTCGCAGCGAAAACATGAAAGACGCATATGCGCATGGCGCAAGAGATTTGGTGAAAAACCGCGCAGCGTTAGCAAAAGGCCGCGCTACGCGATGGGGTCACGCATGACAGTTTTGTACTGCGATTTCGAAACAAAATCAGAGTGCGACCTGCGCAAACACGGCGTCTACAACTACGCCCAAGACCCCACAACCGACGTCCTCTGTATGTCCTACGCCTTCGGCGATGGTGAGGTGCAGACATGGCTACCGACTGAGCCGTTCCCCGCTGCTGTTGCCCAGCACAAGGGTTTGATCTACGCCCACAACGCGGCGTTTGAGCGCTTGATCTTTTGGTATGTCTTGCAGATCGAATTCAAACTGGAGCAATTCGTCTGCACCGCAGCTCAAGCCCGTGCCAACTGCGCACCTGGTTCGCTTGAGGATGTCGGTCGCTTTTCTGGCTCATCGATGCGTAAGGATCACCGTGGTGCGCAGCTCATCCGTCTGCTGTGCGTGCCGCCATTCAAAAACGACCCCGAGCTGATGCAGGAGTTAGTAAATTATTGCGAGCAGGACGTCCGTGCCATGCGTGCGATCAGCAAGGCCATGCGACCCCTCAGTGCCTTAGAACTTGAGGACTACCACGTCAACGAGCGCATCAACGACCGCGGCGTGCTGGTCGACGTGCCCCTGTGCAAGGCAGCCATTCAGTACGCTAGTGATGAAGTGGTGGAGATACAGCAGATCGTCACCGAAGTCACCGAAGGCGCCATCACATCGGTCCGTTCACCCAAGATGAAAGAGTGGGTGCTGGAGCGTGTTGGAGAGGAAGCAAAGAAGCTGATGGTCGTCTACAAAGACGGCGAGAAGAAGTATTCGATCGACAAGACTGTTCGTGCAAACTTAATTTTGATGGAGAACCCAGATGAGATACCGCCCGCTGTTGCCGAGGTTATTCAATGCGCCGATGACCTTTGGGCGTCGTCAGTTGCGAAGTTCAGCCGCCTCGCAGATCTCGCAGACGTCGAGGACAAGCGCGTCCGAGGGGCGTTTGTTTTTGCCGGAGGAAGCGCTACAGGACGAGCTTCTAGCTATGGAGCGCAAGTACACAACTTCACTCGCAAATGCGCTGAAGAACCCACAGCCGTACGAAACGCTATGGTCCGAGGACACTCAATCGTCCCCAAGTACGGCAAGCGAGTCACAGACGTCCTCAAAGGCATGCTCCGCCCAGCATTGGTCCCCGCCTCTGGCAAGCACCTCGTCGTGGCTGATTGGGCAGCGATTGAAGCCCGAGCCAACCCATGGCTCTCCCAATCCGCATCAGGCGATCAGAAGTTGGGCCTGTTCCGAACCGGCGCAGACGTCTACAAAGTCAACGCCGCAGCCACCTTTGGAGTGGCCGTCGACAGCGTTACCAAAGACCAGCGACAGATTGGAAAAGTTCAAGAGCTGGCTTGTGGCTTTGCCGGCGGTGTGGGCGCTTTCGCTGCTATGGGTCGCGCTTACGGTGTTCGCTTACCCGAGTCCGATGCCCGTCGCATGGTGGATGGTTGGCGCCGCGCTAACCCTTGGGCTCCTACTTACTGGCAGGCTCTTGAGTCCGCATATCTTCGGGCCATGCGAAACAAAGGGCGTGAATTCAAAGCCGGACGCGTAACCTACTACTACGATGGTGTTCATTTGTGGTACATGCTGCCATCGGGTCGTGTACTGAATTACCCATTTGCTAAGTTCGACGCCGAGGGTAATGTGACGTATGCCAAGGCTGCGTGGAAACCCGCGGCTGATGCAAAAGAGTGGCCTCGCGCACGTCTGTGGAAGGGCTTGGCATGCGAAAATATCACCCAAGCCGCTGCCAATGATCTGCTTCGCCATTCGCTACGTGAATTTGAACGGGCAGGACTAGAAATTGTTTTACACGTGCATGACGAGGCGGTCATCGAGACTGACAAACCCGAAGAAGTCGTGAAAGAAATCGAGCGCATAATGTGCACCCCGCCCGAGTGGGCGACAGGTTTACCGCTAGATGTCGAAGTCCAAGTGATGACTCGATACGGCAAGTAAAAAGAAAAGGCCCCGTGGATTAGACGGGGCCTAAGTTGGCAACCACACAATAAGGAGATACTGTGGAGTTTCTAGAGTTTATCAGTAAATTGGCCCCTGAGGGCGAGACGCCGTTGATCGTGCGTCAAAAGCCCAAATTAAAAGACGGCCAGTATGACTACCACGCCGATGGCGCCTTGAAGTGCACATGGCCCGCCATGCTGCCCACCGCGCGCGTCAAGGACGATTGGGCCATCTACGGCAACACCGCGTCGTTCATCATTGACCGTTTCATCGATGGTCATCCGTCGGCCAGCGCGGCCAACTGCGAGTACGTGCTGGTGATGGTGCTGGATGATGTGGGCACCAAGGCCACCATTCCACCGCTTGAGCCCACTTGGAAGATGGAGACATCCGAGGGGTCGTTCCAATGGGGCTACGCCTTCAGCGAGCAGCCCACCAAGGCGCAGTTTACCGCAGCCATCAAAGCCATCGCCGATGCGGGTTACACCGACCCAGGTGCGATCAACGCCGTGCGCAACTTCCGCTTGCCTGGCTCGGTCAACTTAAAGCCTGGCCGTGACCTGTTCAAATCGCGCCTTGTTGAGTTTCACCCCGAGCGTGACTACACATTAGACGAGATCTGCGCGGCCTTGGGCGTGACGCCTGCCGAGCCTGACAGCCTGACGATCAATCCTATCCGCTTGTCAGACGACGGCGCCGATGACGTGTTGGCGTGGTTGTCCGATCAAGGCATGGTGCTCACCCGCCCCAACCCGCAGGGCTGGGCTGGCATCATCTGTCCCAACAACGCCCAGCACTCAGATGGCAACCCCGAGGGCCGCTACATGGCCGCCAATCGTGCGTTTTGCTGCCTGCACGGCCACTGCGTCGACTTCGACAGCGCGACGTTCCTCGACTGGGTGGCCGCCAACGGTGGCCCACGCCACACACCTGGCCTGCGTGAGGAGCTGTTGGCCACGGCCATGGAGTCAGCGCTCAGTAAACTCGCACCCACGGCTGAGTACCCCGATCGCGCCTCGGAAATCGTCGCCGAAGTGGAGCGCAAGGAGCTGGGCCGCATCGAGCGCGACGGCTGGTATGAGCGCTTTGCCTATCTGCAAGACGACGAGGCGTTTTTCGATATGGTCGACAGAAGGGAAATTTCAAGAAGCACCTTCAACGCTCTATTCCGCCACATCAAGTGCGTGTCGGTGCATGCCAGCGGCAAGACACCGCGCCGTGTGGAGGCGTCGATCTGCTTTGACGAAAACCGCCAAGCCAAGGGCGCCAAGTCGTTGGTGGGCATCACTTACGCTGCAGGCGCTGACGTGCTGGTGGCCCGTGACGGGCTGGTGTATGGCAACCGCTGGCGCGATGCCCGCCCCACGCCTGTCGCTGGTGATGTCGACATGTGGCTGCAGCACTTGCACCGCATGGTACCGATTGAGTATGAGCGCGAGCACCTGCTCAACGTGCTGGCGCATAAGGTGCAATACCCTGCGCATAAGATCAACCACGCCGTGCTCATCGGTGGCCACCCAGGCTCAGGCAAGGATACCCTCATGGCCCCCTTCTTTTGGGCCATCGGTGGCAATGCCAAGGCTAACTGCTCGCTGGTGCGTAATGAGGAGCTGACCCAGCAGTGGGGCTATGCGCTCGAATGTGAAGTCATGGAAATCGCCGAGCTGCGTCAATCAGAGGCCAAAGACCGCCGCGCGCTCGAGAACACCCTCAAACCCATCATTGCTGCCCCGCCTGAGTTGCTTTCAATTCAGCGCAAAGGCTTGCACCCTTACATGGCCTTAAACCGCGTGCTGGTGGTGGCCTTCTCAAACGAACGCGCCGCGATTAGCATCCCATCAGACGACCGCCGCTGGTTCTGCTTGTGGGCCGAGGCTGCCCGCATGCCAGAACCCGAGGCCGTGGCCTTGTGGAATTGGTACCAAAATCGGGACGGGTTTGCTGCCGTGTCTGCCTACCTGCACGCGCGTGATGTGTCAGCCTTCAACCCGAGCGCTACGCCTCCAATGACTGAGGCCAAAATGATCATGATTGAGCAGGGCCGCAGTATGAGCGAATCGTATTTAGTGGACATCATCACGCGCCGCCTTGGTGACTTTAGCGAGGGCGTGATCGCCGCGCCTTTCTATCAGCTTTGCGACCGCCTGCAGGGGCAAGCCGCACCTGGCGTCAAACTGGTGCCTGCGGCGCTCATGCACGCGCTCAAAGAGGCGGGTTGGGTGGACTGCGGACGCATTAAATCGCGAGACTATGACACCAAAAAGCACGTCTTTTGCGCGCCCGAACTGGCGTACTTGAGCAAAACAGACCTGCGGCGCATGGCCGAGAAGGTTTCAACGTAAAAAGGGCCCCGATTATGGGGCCCTTATATTTACACATTGTTTATCTACATCGGCGCGTCTTCGTAATTGTCAGGGTTGAACGGTGGCGGCCAATGGTCGTACGGTATCGGTTGAGCAGGGAAGGGCCACATGTCAAAGCCCCAACAGAATAGCCAGCATGGCCGCGATTAGGACGGCCACGATCATATGAGGCACGGCTTGGCCGCCATTAAGTATTGCTCGCGGGCGTAGTCGTCCTGCCGGTGTATCTCATCGAACAGTCTGCGAATCTCTTTGTCCACGCGTTCGGGCAGCGCCGCGCGTTCGCGTGTGCCGTGGATGTACACCTCCACGCCATCGGACGTGTGCACGGCCTCGAACGCTTCGTTCTTGCGTGTGACGTATATTAAAGAGGCAAGGCTCGAAAACTTTAATTTGTAGCGCATGCCTTGGCCTCCAATTCGTTGATTTGATCGAATGACAATAGCGGGTAAATGTCCACGTCCCCAAGATACGCGCCCGTCAGGTCGAGGCGTTCGGCTATGCCATTGTCAGGTTCAGCGGGTGTGTGATCGAAATGGCACTCCAATTCGATGCCTTCGAGGGTCAATATCATGCCAGCACCTCACGAATGAACTCACGCAGCGCTGGGCTGACTTCGGACTCCAAAGCCATCAGCGCGGCGCGGTAGGTTTTGGCTTGGTTTTCGTATTCGTCGCGGTTTTCGCGGACTTTGTGCATTTCGTCTTCTAAATTATCGCGTTCGTCAATTAGGCTATCGCGTGAGTCGGTCATCTTGTCGAGGTCAAATTCCACCTCATCGAGGCGGTCTTGCAGCGTTTCTTGAGCATGCTCAAGGTCTGCCATTTGAGCCAATAGCGCGGCGGTTTCGGTGTAGCCCTCGGCGTATGCGAGGCGCTCGCGTTCGGATAGTGTGAGAGTAGTTAGCATGTGATTTCCTTTAGTTGGATACGGCGAAATTTATGGTCAGTGAAGCGGCGCTTCATGTTGCAGCAGTTAGCGTGGGTTGTTGGGTAGCGCGTGAGAATCGTCTCCGCGCCGTCGCTTATACGGATGCTTACTAAGTGATAAAGGCGGAGGCCAAGGGCCACGCCGCCGCATCGCGAGCAATCGTTCGTATGCGGGCCGATTAAGCCGCCGATGTGTGACGTCTCCCCACAATGCGGGCAGGTTACATGGTCGGTCATACTTCCTCCACGCTTTCGATTGTCCAATCATCGGACGCAAGTGGGCGAAAATCCCCGCCGTCCATATTACGGGCGAGGCGCTCCGCTTCGTCTAGGCTTTCAGCCTCAATTTCGGCATATTGATAATTGACGTATGACGTGATGACTTTAAAAGTCTTCATTTTTGGCCCCTTAAAAGTTAGCGTACAAAAAGCCAAAAGGCGTTTCGCCGATTAGCTGGGTGTTATCTTGCAGAAAATCTTGTACTGCTTCTAATTGGCCACGAGACGTAAGCCCCGCAATATCAATTAAATAGCTATCTGCAATGTTCTTAATGGTGTCTTCGGTGTAGTCGCAGCAAATAGCCACGACGTCCAGCTCCATCTCTGGTGCGACGTCTTCAAAATAATCAAACAATAGGCCTAAAGCCTCATAACTGAATTGACTATTACGGCCTGCGTGGTGGAATTCATCGCGGAATTGTGAAGCGTTGTTGATGTTGATATGCACGGTTAGCCCCTTAGATGATGAACGAGAGAAAAGTGAGAAAATACAGAGCGGCGGCGCATACGAACGCGCCTGCAATGACGGCGAGCGGGTTAGGCTCCGCGTGCATGGGTTCGGGTGTGTAGTGTTGAGCGTGATTTGAGTGTTTCATGGTTTTTATCCTAAAAGTGCGCGGCACAGTGCGTCCGCTTCGTGGGTGTCAATAGCCGTTTCAAAAGCGGCGGCGTAATCGATGAACTGGGGATGATCGGGGGCGAGGCGTACGCCGCCCGCTTTGCGGGTTGATTGCACGATCAACCCAGCGACGGGGTGCAAACATGCAATGTAATTTGCCGAGGTTTGAAATGTTTTCATTGGGCGGCTTTCATTGCCGCATGGTTAGCGGCGCGGTGTTCTTTGGAAAAATTAGCGTATGAAATCACGCGGACGGCGCGGGTATCTGTTACGGCGCGGGCGTGCCTAAAATCGGCGGCTAAATCATCGGCGGCGGGGCGCGTCATAGCGCCGCTAATCGTAAACCAGCCCGCGCCCATGTTCGCGTTCGCGGTTTGAATTTGAATCAAATAGCGGGCTTTCATACGTTCACCGCCTTTGCAAAGTTAGGGGCCGCGCCGTCATACGTCGTAACGCGGAAAGAATGCCAGCCTTGAGCGGACGCGGCGGCTTTAACTTTCTCAATGTCGCCAGGTGTACGGCAATTCGTTGCCAATAGAGTTTCCATGTAATCGCGGGTCTCGCCCTTTTCTAGCCCATAAATCAAGATTTCCATTTTCAAATTCTCCTTTGTGGTTGCCGATGAAAGATATTGTACAGAAATTCTTTACACAATGTGCGGTTTAAAGCAAATATTTGTAAAAGAATTTCTAGCCCTTACACATATATAGCATAAGAGAATCGTGCCAGCTTTTTAAAAGTCGTTGTAAATCAATCACTTACATGTCGTAAGCAAAACCCTATGTAAAATAAATTCTTACATATTGTGGACGTTGTGGACGCGTTGTGGACAATGCGCGGGGGGGAAATGACCCACGCGGAAAGCCGCATAAAGCCTAAAGATTTTCTATTTGTGGACATTGTGGATAGTGTTTTTGATTGAACCTATAGAAGATAAATATACTGTATATATGTACAGCTATATGTAGAATTGGCAGTGCGTATGCACGCGGAGCGCCAGCGATTTCAGTTTTCCCAAAAAAGTGTCCACAAACCCCTCAAACGTAAGCCCCATGCGGGTTTCCCGTGGGTCATCGCAAAGTGGGTACACACAATGGCAGTAGGGTTATTATGCTTTTTAAAAAGTGCCATATGCACTTGAAAAACGATTGTCCACAATGTCCACAACCGTATACACCTTGACTCGAAACTTACAGTACACAATCTGACTCGAAACTTACAGCCTAAAAGCATTCCGGATTCAGCTTGGGGGAGGGGGTAGGGCCGACGACAAAGGGCCTAAAGTTTCGGAGGGGCTGCAAAAACTTTTTTATTTTTTGTAAAACTAACTATCAAGGATTGCTTTACACTTCATGCGTTGGGCGTTAAGCCAGCATTCGAGGATGTTGTAGTAAGGAATTTTCTGGCTTTCTGCCTTACGATCTAAACGACCAAATCGAGCCCAACACTTTCATGTATCATTGCGGCACATGCCAGCACGCATGGGGGTTGTGTCTGACGCTACGCACATAGCGCAGAAAGTCGATAGCCCCCAGCCGTGTTGGCAAGGAGAACCAATGTTCACGTCACTACCACTCACCATCCGCGAAGTCAAAGCCACCGAGGCGCGACTCAACGCCATCTACGACGCAGCCAAGCTCGGGCTCAAGGGCGACTCACTCGCACTCGCCGCCGGCATGCTTCCAACCGAATATCGTCAGTTGTGCATCCTTGATCCTGTCGCCGAGATGGCCGAACAGAAGGGCCGCGCTGATGGCGAACGCCAACTGTCCGAGGTCATGCACAAAGCAGCGCTAGAAGGCGACGCCAAAGCGGCCTTGGAAATCCTCAAGCACCAACATGGTTGGGTGGCCAAGCAGGCCATCTCTGTTGAGGTCGACCAGCGCATCAGCATCACGTCCGCCCTCCAAGCAGCCAACGAGCGCGCCTTAGAGTTTATCGAAGCCGAAACCTTACCAGCGCGCCCAGCGCCACAGCATGCAAACAACAATCTACTCGGCTGAAGACGAACAAGAGCTAATGGCCAGATTGTGGGCACCCGCAATCAAGGACAACCCGCTGGCGTTTGTGATGTACGCGTTCCCGTGGGGACAAGCGGGCACACCGCTGGAACACTTCAAAGGACCGCGCAAATGGCAGCGCGAAGTGCTGACGGACATCGCCGAGCACATCAAACAGAACAAGGGAAAGGTTGACTTCGACACCCTACGCGAGGCGATCTCATCTGGCCGTGGTATCGGTAAGTCGGCCCTTGTCAGTTGGCTCACGATCTGGATGCTGTCCACGCGGATTGGCTCGACGACCATAATTTCGGCCAACTCGGAAGCGCAGCTCCGTTCAGTCACATGGGCGGAGATTACCAAGTGGCTGGCGATGTCGCTTAACAGCCATTGGTTTGAAGTCTCAGCCACACGACTGATGCCGGCCAAGTGGATCACGGAGTTGGTCGAGCGCGATCTGAAAAAGGGCACACGCTACTGGGGCGTCGAGGGGCGGCTGTGGTCGGCTGAGAATCCTGACGCCTACGCGGGTGTACACAACTTCGACGGTGTGATGGTGATCTTTGACGAAGCGTCGGGTATTGATGACGGCATTTGGTCGGTGACGTCTGGTTTCTTTACTGAGAACACACCCAACCGCTTTTGGCTGGCGTTTTCCAACCCACGGCGCAACACAGGGTACTTCTATGAGACATTTCACTCCAAGCGGGAGTTTTGGGTCACGAAGGTCGTGGATGCGCGCACTGTTGAGGGAACCGACAAAGCGGTCTATCAGCAAATCATCGATGAATATGGTGCTGACTCATCTCAAGCTCACGTCGAAGTCTACGGCGAATTCCCCAACGCAGGCGATGATCAGTTCATCTCATCCGGCGTGGTCGACGAAGCAATGAACCGCGAGAAATATAAGGACATGACAGCGCCGATCATCATCGGCGTGGACCCTGCGCGGTTCGGCGCGGACGCGACGGTCATCGCTATCCGTCAGGGACGCGACATTGTGCGCATCGACCGCCACCGCGGCGACGACACGATGACCGTGGTGGGCCATATCATCGAGGCAATCGAGGAATTTAAGCCGGCCATGGTGGTGATCGACGAGGGCGGGCTGGGCGCCG